TCACCTAGGTGACTTTGCTGACATGCCTTCACTCTCTTCTCATGATAAGGCTGGTAGTAAGTCAATGGAAGGTCAGCGTTACAAAGCTGATATCCAAGCTTCTAAAGATGCAATGAAGGTTCTGCTTTCGCCCGTAAGGGCGGAACAGAAGCGTCTGATTGAGACTAAACGTGCTAGGTGGAAGCCTCGTCTAGTTATGTTAGGTGGCAATCATGAACATCGTATCAATAGGGCTATTCAGAATGATCCAAAGCTTGATGGTTTAATTTCATTAGGAGATCTAGAGTATGAGAAAAGTGGCTGGGAGTTTATTCCGTTCCTTCAACCAATTGTTATCGAAGGCATTGCGTTTTGTCACTACTTCGTCAGCGGAGTTATGGGCAACCCTTGTAATACTGCTCGTATGCTTTTACTTAAGCATCATCAGTCTTGTATAGCAGGGCATCAACAGGGTCGTGACATTGCCTACGGTAAACGTGCTGATGGTTCTGAGATGACTGCTCTGATTGCTGGTAGTTGCTACGAACATGAAGAACACTATCTCAACCACCAGACTAACAATCATTGGAGAGGTCTATACATTCTACATGATGTTGTCAATGGTTCGTTCGATGAAATGCCAGTTAGTTTGAAATACTTAAGGAAGAAATATGCAACAGTTAGCTAGTGAGGTACAAGTAGGAGGAGATCACTACAAAGGATTTCCAATACAACCTGCTTACTTTTGCCACATAAACAAGATACCTTATCTAGAGGCAACAGCTATTAAGTATCTTTGCAGGTGGCGTAACAAAGGGGGCGTACAGGACTTAGATAAAGCCATACATTTCATACAGTTAGTTAAGGAGTTTGAAAATGTTGACGTTAAATGAGTTAAAAGAGAAAGTAGCAGAGCAGATAACAGAGTTTGACTTAGTTGATTTACTAGGACTAACTACTTGGGATCTAGTCAATGCTTTCGAAGATAAACTTGAAGCTAAGTATGCACAAATTTTAGATGAACTTATATTAGGAGAGTTTGAAGATGAGTAAAAATGATATCACAGGTGACAAATTGATCAGTAAAACCAACAGCAAGCAGTACGTAGACAACTACGATTTGATATGGGGCAAGAAAGACATACCCAACGTGGCTGACGACATCGCACAACACATTAAAAACTATGAGGTCGGTCATAAGCAATACACAGATGAAGAGTTGTTCGGTAACAAATAGCATTAAATGGGGGGAACTCACACTTCCTCCTATAAATCTCTACAGTGTACCCTATATATCAAGAGGAAACTTAATGGAACTACCAAGTATATACCAATCAATCATACATCGGAGTCGATACTCTCGATACCTTGATAAAGAGCATCGTCGTGAGTCATGGGAAGAGACAGTAGATCGTCTTATCACATACTTAAAGACACAAACTAAAGATGTAGAGATACCTTATGAAGAACTAAGATCTTCTATTCTAAATCTAGAAGTAATGCCTTCTATGCGTCTTATGATGTCAGCAGGTGAAGCAGTAGAACGAGATAACATTGCAGCTTATAACTGTAGTTATCTCGCAGTCAATAACAAGCGAGCGTTTAGCGAAGCTCTATACATCCTTATGAATGGTACTGGTGTAGGCTTCAGTTGTGAGCGTCAAGAAGTAAGTAAGTTACCAGCTATTCCTGAAAAATTACGTGAGGTAGATGATGTCATCTTTGTACAAGACAGCAAACTCGGATGGGCAAAAGGATTCAAAAAGCTTCTCTCTTCTCTCTGGGAGGGAGATATCCCTAAGGTTGATTACTCAAAAATTCGACCAGCTGGAGCAAGACTTAAAGTTTTTGGTGGAAGAGCATCAGGACCTGAGCCTCTTAAACGACTCTTTGACTTCACGATTAAATCGTTTAAAGAAGCTAGTGGACGAAAACTCACTAGTATTGAAGTACACGACATAATGTGTATGGTAGGTGAGATTGTTGTGGTAGGTGGGGTACGTCGCAGTGCTCTAATCTCCCTCTCTAATCTTACAGATCGTCGTATGCGTGAAGCTAAAATGGGAGCATGGTATAATGATAATCCACACCGAGGACTTGCTAACAACTCAGTTGCCTACACAGAGCGACCAGATAGTGAGACTTTCATGGAAGAATGGCTATCTTTGGTTAAATCCAAGTCAGGTGAACGAGGAATATTTAATCGTGTTGCTGCTCAAACTCAAGCTGCTAAGTGGGGACGACGTTCTAAAGATCACAGCTACGGGACCAATCCATGCTCAGAGATTATCCTCCGTGATAAACAGTTCTGCAATCTTACGGAAGTGGTTGTACGGAACGGGGATACACTTGAATCTCTTGAACGTAAAGTTAACCTAGCATCTATCTTAGGTACTATTCAATCTACTCTTAATAAGTTTAACTTCTTGAGTGAAGAGTGGGTAGAGAATACTTCAGAAGAGCGTTTGTTAGGTGTTAGTTTGACAGGTATTATGGATGCTGAGATTACCTCTAATCCTGATCCTCGATTACTAGAATACTTACGTGGTGTTGCTCGGAGAACAAATGAAGAACTTGCTGAAAAACTTGGTATTCCTGCTTCTACTGCTATCACTGCTGTTAAGCCTTCAGGTACAGTCTCTCAGTTGGTGGACAGTGCTAGTGGCATTCATGCTCGACACAACGATTATTACTTACGACGTATTCGTATGGATAAAAAGGATCCGATCTACGAGTATCTAAAAAGTAAGGGTGTACCAGTAGAAGATGAAGCATTTAGACCAGATTCAACTGCTGTCTTTGGCTTCCCGATGAAGGCTCCTACTGGTGCTATTACTCGTAACTCTAAGTCAGCTATCGAACAGTTAGAGTTGTGGTTAATCTATCAGCGTCACTGGTGTGAGCACAAACCATCAGTCACTATCTCAGTAAAAGATGAGGAGTGGGTAGAAGTAGGTGCTTGGGTTTGGAAATACTTTGATGAAGTAAGTGGTGTGTCTTTCTTACCTCACTCAAACCATACCTATGTACAGGCTCCTTACGAAGATATCGATGAAGAGACTTATCATAAGTTACTAAGTGAAATGCCAACAGATATTGATTGGAGTGATTTTATAGAACTCGATGATAATACTGAAGGTGCCCAACAACTAGCGTGTGTATCAGGAGTGTGTGAGTTATGATAGAATTTACATGGGAAACAGTAGGTGGTTTAGTCTTTGGTGCTGAAGTTATGGACAATCAAGATTTCGATGTCAAAGGTGATAACTTAAAATGGGTAGTAGTACTTCATGTGGGTATACTGAGGTTAGTATTCAGTAAATACATTATGGAAAGTTAATACTTTTACGTAGTGCTAAAAGCTTATACTATGCTATAATACTAGTATAGTATAAGTTTATGCTATTTTGTGTGTAATAAATCAATAAATATTACAGACAAACTATTTTGTGTAGTATATATTAAGGAGTATGTTATGTGGAAATCACCATCAGCAACAGAAATGCGCTTTGGCTTTGAAGTTACAATGTATGTAATGAATAAATAGGGTCAAATCGTCATAGACACTACTAGAAGGGGCTACAACGAGTTTAGACTATATTTTGATACAAGTACATCAACCTATAATTTAAATGCGTTGTAGCTCGATTCTAGAGGTCATTTTTAGAGATACTCACTAAATAATCCACGTAATTCACTAGTTTCTGCCTTCCTTCGTATTTCTTCTACTTTTTCCATCTGATTCTCTTGTCTTACTGCTTTTCTTTCCATTTTCTCTTTAAGAACATCATTAGGATCTCTTAAATAAGAAAGGGGTTTACCATAGATTGGGAATCCAGCAGCAGACATAAACGCTCTCCATGCTGCTTCTCCTTCTGGAGCTTGTAAAGCAGAACCAACAGAGAACGGTGCAGCTAACTTAGCAACTGTTCCAGCCCTCTCTAAGTAATTTCCACCTTGATCATCTAAGAAAGCTAACCCTGCTTTAGGAAAGAAGCCCAATTTATTCTTCAAGGTCTTAGCAGGATCCATCAACCAGTGTATAGCTTCCATAGAGTGTTTAGCTAACTGTTGAGTAGTACCATCAGCATGCTGAATACGAGTTGGATCTTCATTCTGCCAGATATGTTGACCAGAAGTACCTAAGTTAATTGCATCTAGAATAGTTAAGTATAGTAAACCAGTATTAATCATATACCTACGAGACAAGTCAGCCTCATTCATAGGTTTCATTATACCCTTAACACCTGCTTTAACATCCCACTTAGCAGGATTAATCTTATCAGGCATACCTTTAAGGAAAGAACCTAGAGTAGAAACTGTCCAGTCAGGAGCAAACATAGCTACTTGAGCCCAAGCTCTACTTTCTATACCTGCACCGTGGATTGCTAACTGTCTAGTAGTTTTATTCTTAATAGAAGCAGCAGCTTGCAACCATTGCAACCCACCCATAGTGTGATTCACTGAGTTAGAGATACGCTCTGCTAACTTAAATCTAGCTTCATTGTATGCAGGAGTACCTGGAACTTCTGTAAGATTCTTTTCTGCCTTAGTCATTAGATCTTTAAATAGAACTAGTTTACCACCAGTATGCATGTAGTCCCAAGTAAAGGTATTCATCTTCTGTAGAATAAACTTATCTATAGGATTAGTAAGTCTCTTTAAAACACTAGCATTACCAAAGATCTTCTTGTCTACATAAGCACCCATATCAGATACAATAGATCTCTGTACGTCTTCTGTACCAATCTTAGTACCTGTCTTTATGGCTAACTCTGTATACTCAGACATCTCTCCTTTCTTAAGGTCATTTACTGCCTTACGAATACCACTACCTGCTGTGATAATCTCTTTAAAGGCTAACTTAGGAGATGCACCAGCCATAGCCCAACCAAGAGATGGAGCATGGAATAGAGAACCTGCTACGTTAAGAGCCTTAGTAAGCATAGCTGTCTGAACTAATGCATTCTTGATAGCTCCAATATCATTACGTTGGAACATAGTATCAAGTATAGGAGCAAAGTCTGGATGTACAAATGCACCTTCCATTTGACTAGCCCCACGACTATTATAAGCTACATACTTATTTCTAACAGCAAATGCAGGATCTGTTGATATGATTGGATCTTTAGTACCTGTAAGAAGATTAGTATTCTTTAACTGATCTATCAACTCTTTCTGAGCAATTGCTTTATTCATAGAAGTCATATAAGCATTTGTTACAGTGCCTATGTCTCTGTGAACATATAGTGTAGGATCTATAGTATTTAGATACTCTTGCAATTCATTTGCAGTATTAAATGCCCGTTCCATAGAGGAATCTGTTTTGAAAGAAGCATCTTTTAACTTATAGAAACCTTCTAAAGCAGAAGCTAGTCCTTCTTCAGACATTTTACTTTGAGATTTATCTACCATAAGAGGTACGTAGTTATACAACATACCCTTAATTACGCCAGCATCTCTAGCTTTTATACCTAATTCATCATATGTGTTTCTAACTTTCTCTAGAATAGGAAGTAGATATTCAGTAGAACCAAAGCGTTCTTTCTTCTCTAAAATATATTTAATATTCTCTTGACTTCTTAGTCTACCTTCTATCTCAGACTCTAGACCTAATCTTTGTCCTTCTCTTAAAGTAGGATCAGTAAGCTTTTGTCTTGCTTCTTGTATTTTAACTTCATGCTTTTGCCATCTACCTTCCATGTTACCACGGAATGCTGGGACTTCTGCATCAGTCATAATGATAGTGGGAGCTTTACCACCTTCAGCATTTCTACCAGACGCTGAGAATAACTCAGTAAAGGTCTCTTTCTCTAACTCAGGAGTAGCCCTATCTTTAGGCATGTTAGATATAACTTCTTTTCTAAGAATAGTCTCGTAGTTATCTGCCTCAATCTTTCTTAGATCAATAAGATTCTGAGCTCTCCAAGTGTCTTGCTCTACTTGTTGATTCTGAGTTTCAACTTCATCTTTAATAGTAGTAGTTTCTTTAGGTTTAGCAGAGATAGCTTGACCTACTTTACTTAAACCTTTACCACCTATGAAAGGAGTAGCTACCACATTCATAGCTACTTGTGTAGGATCTACTTCACCTGTCTGTATGTACTGACTAGCAGCATCAATGCCACCACCTATAGCACCTAAGGCTACGTTAGTGGCTTTGTCAATTACTACTTCTCCTGAGTCAAGTGTTTTCTTAACTAAGCCTAGTTTAGTGAAAGGAACAAAAGAAGCTAAATCACCAGCTACAGCAGAATACTTATTCTCTTTACCACCAACAGCTAAATAGTTCTTAAAGCTCTCAGGTAGAAACTCTTCTTGTACTCGTCTAACACCCTCTGATCCAAGGAACATACCACCTAGAAATAGACCAGCCTCCACTACAGGAGCAGCAGGACCTGATGCAAGAGCTATAGGAGCACCAGCAGTGGCTGCAAGAGAGCCTGCAGCTAGACCACCAGCAGCTGGAAGAAGATTAGCAGCAGCATGAGTTGCAAAAGTTTCTAGAGGAGATTGAGATTCTTGGATACCAAGTCTATCTATATACTTATTTCCTGTAGTAGTTTTAGCATCTTGTTCTGCAAGTCTTTCTAAATATTTATTACCCATTAGGTCTTTCCTTTTGAAAGATTCTCTTTTGCTAATTCTATTTTAATTATATAGTTTTTAGTTTCATCTGGAAGATAGTTTTTCCAAGATCCACCATGTCTCTTAGCTTTCTCAATAGCACTAGATACTCTAGCACTACCTGCATTATAGGCAGCATGTCCTTTTTCGACATCTCCATTAAAGTCAGCTATCTTTTGTTTAAGATATGCAGCACCTAGTTTAGCGTTGTACTCTTGACTAGCTTTAAGTAAATACTTGTTGTAAGGTAGACCTGCTAACTTGGCTGCTTCAGGAGCAGTGGTAGGCATAATTTGAGCTATACCTAGAGCACCTGCTTTAGAAGTAATTACATTGCCTGAGTTATCAAACTGTCTACCGCCACTCTCAACTTGGTGAGTAGCGACGGTATTCAGATCAGGTGCTAAACCTAACTTTATAAGATATTTATTACCTGACATATTATTGGAATAAAGGTTTTGCAAATCTAAGGGCTGGATCTTCTTTCTCACGAAGACCTGCTGCTCTATCTACTTTTTCTTGAGAGATCTTAACTTTCTCAGGTAGACCTTTCATCTTAGTTTCTATTTTTAGAGGAGTCCTAGTTTTATAAGCATTCTTAGCAGCTTTAGCAGCACTCATTTTAAGAAGACCTTTAATAGTAATAGTAGATATACCAGCAGTTAGAGCAGTACCTGCTAAAGCCAACATAGTTTTTGTACCTTCTTGTTGACGTTCCATAGACTTAACACTAGAATCATTAGCTAACTCTTCTAGTTTAGCTTTAGCATTAGGAGATAGTTGAGCAACATAAGCTTTATCATTTAATTTAACTTTAGCATGTTTAGCAAAAGCATCTATTAACTCACCTTGAGCTTTAACATCATTCTCATACTTAACCCAAAAGTCTTGTAAAGGTTTTAATATAGCTTTACCTGCATTAGCTATCTTCTGATAATCAGATTCTTGATTCAATTTAGCTAAGAATGCAGCTTCAAAGTCAGCTTTCTTCTGCTCTTCTGCAGATAGTTTAGGTTTAGTTTCAGCGGCAGGAGCTGCAGGTTTAGTAGTAGCACCTCTAACTCCTGGATAATCTTTATCATACTCTGCCCAAATACGAGCAGCATCTGCAGGATATAGTTTTGCAGCTGTCTCTGCCTGAATGTAATCATCATTCTCTGCTGTAGTTTTAGCTTGAGTCTTTGCAGGAGTAGCTTGAGTAGCTGCAGGAGCAGTTCCCCCTGGAACAGCAGTAGCTGCTACAGTACTTCCAGGACCAGCAAGTACAGGATTTTGAATAGCTTGTCCAGCACTACCTTGCATAGCATTTAGCTTGCCTTTAGTAGCCTCAAGAGTCTTCATGTTCTGAGTGATTTGATTAACAGCAATAGTTCTCTCAGACTCAGACAGTGTAGGAGTCTTCATAGGATCACTATACATAGCTAATAAATCAGCTTGATTCTTAAGAGCATCATCAGTTGCTCCAATTCTATCACCTAGATTCTCTAAGAAAACTTCACTAGCTTTAAATTTAAGATTATTAGCTTGTAGAATAAATCTATTATTCTCTTTCTCTGTCTGCATTGCTTTTGCAACACCTGCTTTAAATTCATATGCTTTTTGAGAAGCAGATATCTTTTCATTTGCTATAGTTTCTTTACTTCTAGAAGACTCTTTATCAGCTTCATCTACCATCTTCTTAAGCATAGCTCTTCGTTCAGTAGGCTTAACATTACGCAGTTGATTTGCTGCCTCTACCCCTACTTCTTTCTCAATCATATCTACTTGCTGATTGTAAAGTTGATCTTGTAACTCAGGACCTACTTGATCATACATACCCAAGATACCATTAGCACCTTGAGCTATACGTTCTAGCACTGCTTGTTGTCTCTTGATACCTGAAGTCTTAACTGTGTCCTCATTTATCATTGTTTGTTGAGCAATTTCAGTAGACTTCATACGAGCTTCTGCTGCATCTCTAGGATAACCTTGCTCTTCTAAACGATCAGCAATCGTACTAAGAGCCTGTGCAGGATTCTTTAATTCTTCTGGAGAAAGAGTTTTAAATATTTGATCTATAATCTCAGCTTTGCGTAGAGCAGGATCAGTAGACTGACCTCCAAATAGAGTATTAATCTCCTTACCTATACGTCTACCCATGTTTACACGAGAGTTGTAGTTTAAAGCCATAGGATCTAACTGAGCATTTAGACGAGTCTTATCCTCAAATGCTTGATCCTGTGTCTTACTAAGAGTTGCTGCAGAAGGACCAAACACATTGTCCCATTCCCCAGGCATTAGTTGATTAGCTTGTGCCATAGTTTTTAGTCCTTAAGCTGTAGGATTGTTAAAGAAGTCAAAAGACTGAGACTCAGGTAATGGATTAAAGTCTGGAGTTCTTCCCCAGATCTTACCCCAGTCTACAGTTCCTATTTGATCTAATGCACCACTCCAAGTATCTCTACTAGTAGCTTGATTATATAATTGATTACCCCAGTTTTGTTGGTTAATAGCTGCATTGTATCGAGAAGCTTCATTATTCAACTGACCTGCAGTACTACCCATGTTCATACCTAGAGCCATAGAGTTAGTACCTAGACTCTCAATATTAGTACCCATACCAAATAAAGTATTAGCTGTATCATAAGGTTGAGTTAAGTAACTTTGACCTAGACCATACATGGCGTTAGCTCTTTGTAGAGTTTCACCTTGTATAGCACGAGCTCTATCTTCAGATGCTAGAGCAAGTCTACTATTCTCTTGTTCACGAGCCTTAGCTAAAGCAAACTGTTGAGGATTCACATAACCACCCTCCATACCAACACCAGCACCAAGAGTACCTTTACTAAACATTAAATCATTTAGACGACTAGACTCAGCTTCACGAGATGGATTTAATAAAGCTATTTGACTATTTAGATAGTCTTGAGTCATAGACCCAATATCCATATTCGTAGCTTGACCAAATAAACCTTTAGCATAGTTTATATTCTGATAAGCATACGCAGGATCAGCAGAGTCTAAAGCAGCAGTAGCTCCTCCATACATTCTATCTCTAAAAGACTGTAGTCTAGGATCTAGAGAATAAGTTGCAGTTTTGTTAGCTGCATCTATTTTAGAGGTACCAAAACCAGTAGTTACTCCATAAGGAACAAATCCAGGTGCTTGTGCTGAAGTAGCACTACCTCCACCGCCACCACCTCCACTATCAAGTGAACCAGCTACACTACCAGCAGCAGTAAGCCAGGGTTGCCCTGTAACTTTACCAGCAACTTGAGCTATCTTACCTATTGATTTAAGTAATCCCATTTTCTTTTACCTTTTAATAATTAAGCAGTGCGTTGCCACATATAAACTACAACATACGGTTGAAGATTAGCATTAACTCCACTTACACCAGCAGATGTTATAGTTGTTCCCACGGTAATACCAGTTGTTGCAGAATTTGTACTTGTTTGTGTAGACCAATCAGGATTACCACGACCTTCTTCAAAACCATCTTGACCAACATATCCACCTAAAGTAGTAGCAACACGACCAACGTGACTATGACCTGAATCTGAAACACTTGATGTGGCAGTGTGTGAGTGACTTACTACAACTGCATCTGCGCTACCGCCAGTTGCACCAGCAGTAAATGCACCGCCAACACCAACTAATACACGACCAGCACCAAATGCTACCCATGTACCAAAACCAAGGGATGTAGCTGGATTAGTTAGACTAGTAGAAGTAAAGATTGTTCCTACAGGATACATTAAAGCTAAAGCAGCTACAACAAAGGCAGTTGTTGCTATTTGAGTGGTGTTAGTACCTGCACCTGCAGTTGGAGCTATAGGAGTACCAGTAAAAGTAGGAGAAGTAGTATCTGCTTTACTAGTTATAGCAGTTGCAATAGCATTATACTCATCATCAATCTCAGCACCTTTAATAATCTTACTAGGATTACCTGTAAGCAAGGCATCCTTTGTAAAGAAGTTTGTTGCTTTTACATAGTTTGACATTATACCATCTTCCCTGTTTTCAAATAGATTGTTAATTGTTGTAAGCTGACAGGAGCACCTTCAATTGGAACTTCCACACCAAATTGTAATATTTTACCTGAGCCACCTAAGTGCATAACAATATCATTAATAGCAATACCAGTAGAGAATTCCCCTACATTGTATTCTGCTATATTATACTCAGCACTACCACCAATAAAATCTTTTGTAAATGTTCTACTTGTATAGGTTGTTTTATAATCAAACCCATATTTAAATACAACATCTTGTGTACCAGCAGCAATTACAATTACACTTGCTTTCTTTAAAAATTTAAGACTAAAAGGTTCACCTGCATCAATGTTAGAAGTGTAGTATTCTAAACGATATGAGGAACCATTATCAGAGTAACCATAGTACTTACCAATACCACCTGCCATACCTAGATATAAGTTTCTATCTCTAGTCTTACAAAGAGCTTTAGGTAAGAAACTTTCCCATGTTGTTACACGAGCAGCACCATTTTCTAATGTCTGACGTAAGTCAAAGTAAAATGCTTGTTTTAAATTAGGTAAAACTAATAGATAAAAAGCATCTCTCTCAAAATAAATACTTTTAACTTCTGTTAATACTTCGCCTGAAATGTACTGAACTAAGTCATCACGAACATTAGCAGACAAGTCACGCATTGGCATACTCTTGTCTTGTACTACTCGATTAAAACTACGTACACCACTATTACTTAAGAATATTAAATCTGTACCTGTTTGTTGTATGGTGTCACGAGCAATACATCCAACACCCGTAACTACATCAGCAAGAGTTAAATTAGTAGGGTCATCAGGTGAATTATAAATTACAATGTTATTACGGCAGAATATAATAAGATAATTATTATGTGAGGATATACCAACAATTTGGTCACTACTACCAACAACAGATTCAATATCAATTAAACCTGAACCTACCCCTGTAAAATGAGCACCATCTAATAATTTACTATAATAAATGGTTGTCTTAGCACCTGTTACACCTGCCACCCAATGACGACCAAATGCTGTATGAGAGCAGTCAGGGTCAAAGGTAGATACACCTGTAGGTTTAGTGCCATAATCCCCTACTCGTTGCCAAATATAAGCACCAGTATGGTTAGCTTTGCGATATACAAGAAGTGGATTACCTGTTTGAGCAGCAAACCCATACATCGTATTACCATAACCAGCACCTTCTGCTAGTTGTGAGAATTGCCACCTATTACCAGTAAAAGTAATTGTAAGGTTAGTTGTTTGGTCTGCTTGTTTAACTGGGAGTTCTGTAAGGGTAGTAGAGCCACTATACATCTTACCACCACCACAAGAGAGAATAGTGGCTGTTAAGTCTATATCAATAAACTCAAATAAAGATTCTAGATAAGTAGTAGAACCTAAAGTACCCCTACTTGTAGTAACTGGTGTCCAACCCCTACGGCTACCTAAACGACCAAACTTATCTATGATACAGTTAATAGCTTTTGTGGCATATCCACTCTCCAATGTCACACCACTCTCTTGAGTATTTAACCCAAGAAAGCCAAGTGCTGCATTACTAAGTGCCTTTAAAGGACCTGCCATTATTGAGGTATCCAAGTAATCTCATCTTGACGATGAGCTGATTCAATTGCAATCATATCTGCAGCAAGAGAACGATATCGTTGTTCTTGTTCAACATAACCACCATCATCACCACGCTCACTAATAGCACGAGCTAATACACCTTCTACTAGTAGATTACCAGGAATTAAAATTTGTGTTGAGTCTGTAGTTAATTCTTGTTGAGGTAATACAACATTCACACGAATATCATATACACCATCAGGGATAGGAAATACATCCATTTGACTATCCCCATTACTATCTACACCATTAATATTGTAGTATAGAGGAGAAGATTGTTGAACAGTTGACATAAGGAACTGTTGATCAAACCAACGACCACTACGTTGTTCCATGAAGAAGTCATCTGTATCATTCACTACATCTAGTATACGGAAACGAGTTCCTGAATCTACTAATACATAGTTAAATAGAGAAGCAGTAGTAGTAGCAGAAAGAGTTGTGCGTAAGACTGACCAGTCCCAAGAGTCCTCTACTTCTACTTTTACTACGTTAACTAGATCTCCAATTAGTTTGGAGTATGGAGTTTCATTGACAGTAGTAACTTCGTTCTCACGAAGTCGTCTTAAAACTCTGTTTACACATTCTAAGTATGTCAATTTAAAATCCCTTAATTATAATACAATTATACCACAATAGACTTTGTTTGTCAAGGTATTTATTACCACTTGACTTTATCAGCCCAGTATGCAGCACTCATTTTACCCTTAGCAATGTTAGATGCGTGACGAGCTTTGAATGACTTTTGTCTAGCTTTTTCAGCAGGAGTACTAGGAGAAGATCCAGCACCTGAAACGCCTTGTTGACCAAAACGAATTAGTTTCTCTTTATCTCCTTCTTTTGCTAATACAGCATGAGATTTAGTTGGATGACCTGGAGTACGTTTAGGTTTATTGTACCCAGCAAAAGTTTCTTGTCCTTTTTTGATTGGCATATTATTTCCTTAAAGTAAGATACATACGTTCACCGATAACGAAGCTCATACAAGCTCCACTTAAATCTAATAGAATTAGAGTAATAGGTTCAGCTACTGAAGGAGTAAATACTGCACTTACTGTAGCTAACCAAATAATGATAATTGCAATATACCTAAAGCTAGACCTTAAGTTAGTAACCCAAATAGAAGGTTCACCTGATGGTTTATCTATCTCTGCTAGTGCTTGTAAACGAGCTGTCTCTGCTTGCATAAGTTGTATGCGTTCAGCTACATTGACAGGATTACCACCTGCTCCTTTTGTAAACTTAGCAAAGATACCACGAACACCATCTGTTAAAGCTGGTAGTAGAGCTGGAAATAAGACAGACCACATTATACAATCCCCTTTACATATTTACCTTTACCTTTGAGAGTGAGGATATTCCCACGCATACGAGGGTCAAATGATATATGAACCCAAGTCTTCTCATAGATTAGTTGGTCAAATTTAAGATTACTTTTACTTAAGATATTAGATATAGTAAGTGGAGTATGACCATAGGCTGTAAAATCCACAGCATACCCATAAGTGTGTGATGAGTTGCTAGTGCCACCTACTTGACGATTAACATCAGTACTGCGGTAGCCACTATTAATAGTGATTGCTACATTGCCTAGTATCTCTCTTACTTTTTCCATATAGAAAGCAGTTGTGCGTAATACCTCTATGACTTCTTTAGATGGTGTGTTATCTAACTTAGTATTAGTTGTAGTAAGTTCAGCAAGAGAGAAGTGAGGTGTCAGTTGCATCTAGTGTCCTACAATATACCTAGAGATATAAGATATAACAGCTCCTACTAGAGAAGCTATCATCATACCAGCCCAAAAGCCACCACGACCTTTGTTAGCTAAGGCAAGTAGTTCCTCAAGTGCACTTTCCATCTTGTCAATCTTTTTCTCAAGGGAATCAACCTTTGAGATTAGTTTGCCATATTCAACTGGGTCTATATTTATCATTAGTATTTCTTTCTTTTATTAAATTATATATGAGATAAGGGTATAACCTAAAACACCACCCAAACTCGTAGCCACCCAATCCCAAATGTCCGCTGTGTGTTTGTCAGGGTGACGGGCATCGTATATCTCTTTTAAGGCTGCAATTACAGCCACTACTACAATGGAGTAAGCGCCAATGAAGGGTGTTAAGACAATCCCTAAGATAGCACCTGATAGAAAATGTTGCTGTTTATCCGCAGGGATACTACAAGGTATGTAGAGCTTACCTAGCCAGTAGTTCATAAAGGTGAGTAACTTTTCCATTATTTTGTTCCTTATTAAACATTAGCTATCCAACATTAGCTATCCAACCTACTCTACCAGTACCTGCTGCACCCGCAGCAATGTGTAGTACACTACTTACTAAACTAAATGTAGGCACATCTCTACCCGCAGTTCCACCTGCGTCACCCGATACTTTAGTAGCGGTATAATTATTTCCATCGTATCCGCATCTAATCATATATATTGATGATGCTGTTAAATTTCCTGCACCATTTTGAAATGACCATAGAAGTAAAACTGTTCGCCCACCACCCCCAGCATTTACATTAATACCTGTTGATGTAGCGGTTGTTCCACTAACACCTGTCCAATATACGTTTGCACCAGCTAAATTTGCGTAATTTATATTGGGAGAAGTAGACATCGCTACACTACCTGTGCCTGTTATCGCATTAGATACTAGGTTTTTACTAGCGTCAGTAAATATGGCTTGTGAAGCAGTAAGTCCTGCTATATTTACGTTACCTGATGCGTCCTTGACCAGACCACCGTTGCCTACATTAAGCGTGTCTGTGCTTGCGTCACCGAGTATGGTGTTGCCAGTAGTAGTTAGGTTTACGATGGTCTCTGTACCTGTGTTGGTAAGACCTGGAGTGGTGATTCCCGTTGTGCCATTCAGCTCGATTGCCATATTAAACTCCTACTTTCGCTACCTGTTCTTGATAAGCTGTTACTACATCTTCTGTCCATGCTGCGTTAGCAATTGCCACTACGTTAGCTGGTACGTCTGTTAAGTCACTTGCTGGGGCTAAACTAGAGCGGTGATATGTTTGTGCTATCTGCTCACCATCTTTTAAAATACGAGTAGCCTCACGGTAGAGGATAGTGCCGTTCTCTGTGACTGTGATTTGGTCAATTGTTTTTGTTTCTGTTAATGCCATTTGTGTTTCTCCTTTGTGTCCGACTACACTAATATGGTGTAGTTAATTAAGCTGTAAAATAGGTTAATGTTCCAATCCAACCATAAGTATTATTTACTCCATTAACGGTGTTATCTACAACTCTACTAAAAGTAGTTTGCGTACTATTTGCAATAGTTACAAGTTGCCAACCAATCGCAGTAGGAGTATCATTGCACAAACCCATTGAAGTTTGTGCTGTATTTTCTGGCGTAAATGGTAAATTAGATATTCCATTTATTGCTGTAATTGTCCCTGCTGTAATTTGCGCGAAATAGGTAACTGTGACTTGCCTACCTATTTTTACATAAGTTCCTGAACAAGTTTGGCCTGTAATAGTACCAGTTCTAGCATTTAAAGTAGGTGTCCAAGTACCTTCCTCATAATCATCTAGCGTATTAGCATTTGTACTGGCTGATTGTGTGGCTGGGAATGTGATACCTGCGCCTGATGCACTTGGAGTAGCACCACCGACACCAATGGTTGTTCCCACTACTGGGAGTGTTAATGTCTTATTGGTAAGTGTGTCCGTTGTTGCTTTACCAACCAGTGTGTCCGTAGCACTTGGTAACGTGATGGTTGCCGTGACTGCGTCTGTGGCTTGTACCGTCGTACTTCCGCTTGTTGCACCTGCGATGACTAATGGCATTATTCTTCTCCTGCTGGTAATGGTGTGTTGCCTTCAGCTACCCATTTTAGGTAGGCTTGGTAGTCTGTGTTGTCTGGGTCAAATGGAATCCAACATTTTGTATCTAAATCAATAACTCCAGAAGGGTTTTCCAATTTATATTTTTTAGTCATATTAAAGCTCCGCACTTACTATTATTGGTAAACTAAAAGCACCTGTTGCTGGATTATCTAATTTTAAGGTTAGCGCTGTAGTTCCGAAGCTATATCCCCATTGTGCATCTAATGTTTGGTTATTATAAGAGGATACACCACTAAATGTTGTTGACCCTGATGGTGTTATTGTTGGTGTAGTTCGCATTGATACAGGTAATATAAATGTAATGAATGGGTAGGTTTGTCCATTTGTAGCTGCACTTTGAGTTGAAATTGAAAAAGCCCTTCCGCTTAAACCTCCAAAATAATACCTATAACACATAGCCAACTCACGGCCATAGTCACGCACATCAAATGATGTAGCTGTTGAGCCTTTTTCTAGTTGAACACCTGTAAACTGAATTGTAAGTCCATTTGTAGCCATAAAGTTTGTAGCACCAGTAACTCCTAATAAGTTGCCAGCCTGCCATGAATTTGCAGTTGTTGGTTTTGAATTGCCTAGGTTAAAATAAACTTGTACCCCTGCCCCAGTTGGAGTGTTTGATGCGTTATACCAAGTTCCTGTAGTATCACCAGCAATGGTTATTGTTTTTTGTTCCCATGTGTTTGATGCATTAATAGTAACAGTTGTTACGTAAGAACGGTCTGCTGTACCATTTTGAAAAGCGACAGATAGCGTTCCTGTTGTAGAACATTTTACCCAAAAAGATAAAGTTATTGTTTTGGCACTTGCTGTTCCATAGGCAAAATCTGTTGTGTTGTTTGCTTCAATTGCCTGTAAAATAACATAATCATCAGCTCCAGCTATAGTTGAGTCTGGTGTTGTAACAGTAAATCTTGTTGAGTAGTTAAACCCTGATGGGGCATCAGCAATCTGTGCTTGGGTAGCTACACCAACCCCATAAAAATATGTTTTCCATCTGTCAACAGTTAGATAGGAATTTGCATTCTGCTGTGCAGTTGCAGTAGTTGCACGTTGGGCAATTCGCATATCACCATTAATAATACGATTCTTAAAGCCAAAGGTGTTAGGAGTATTAACATCAGTAAACACACCTGTACTAGGAGTAGTCGCTCCAAGCGTACCATTAAGTGCGCCTGATGTTGCACTTAATGTACCAGTTACCGCTACACCTGCTGATGTCACAGCTATTTTAGTAGAGCCACCGCTTTGTATGTTTAAATCACCGCTATTGTCGGCAGTGGTTATTACACCACCAACTCCGCTTGTAGAGGCATTAATTATTGAAGCCATATTATTTCCCTATTAAAGAATTACCCATCTAGAACCACTTGGTATTTGAACTACTGCGCCTGATGCTACTGTGATTGGTCCTGTGGACATTGCACTATTACCAGCAGCTATAGCATAGTTAGCAGAAATTGTATTACTGTGTTCGTATAACCCTTTAGTTGTGACATTAGGGTCTACATTAAGGGTAGCCCAAGAAGCAGCAGTTCCATTAGTAGTTAAATATTTACCTGTATTACCTGTTTGAGAAGGTAGTGCATCTACTGTTCCCCAAGAGGTAGCCGTACCATTTGTAGTAAGGAATTTACCACTGTTACCTGTTTGACTTGGTGTGAAGCTTGCAGCAGTTGTAGCTGAATTGGCTGCGTTTGTAGCACTTGTAGCTGCATTGCTTTCTGAAGTAGAGGCTGCACTAGCAGAGTTACTTGCATTTGTTGCTTGTGTAGTAGCTGTTGTTGCACTACCTGAAGCAGATGTAGCTGAACTAGCTGCATTCGTAGCTGATGTTGCTGCATTAGATTCTGAGGTAGCAGCTGCACTTGCACTAGAACTAGCATTAGTGGCTTGTGTAGTGGCAGTAGCAGCTGATGTTGAGGCACTAGAAGCGGATGATGCTGCATTAGTAGCTTGAGTTGTTGCTGTTGTAGCTGAACCACTAGCTGACGTTGCACTTGTTGCAGCATTAGTAGCAGAAGTAGAAGCTGAAGTAGCAGCAGTATTAGCAGTAGAAGCACTAGATGCTGCATTGGTAGCACTAGTAGACGCTTCACTTGCTTTAGTTGTTGCTGTCGATGCACTAGCAGTTGCAGAAGTAGCAGCTGTTTCAGCATTAGTTTCAGCTAACTCAGCAGCAGTCTGTGCTGTTTCAGCAGCAGTTTCACTTGTAGAAGCACCAATGGCACTTGCAGCAGCAGCAGTTGAGCTTGCTGAAGCACTTGTAGCAGAAGTAGCTGCATTAGTGGCTGATGTACCTGCAGCAGAGGCACTAGAAGCAGCACTTGTAGCAGAGGTACTAGCAGCAGTAGCAGAGGTAGCAGCAGTTGTTGCACTAGCTGCAGAAGCAGTAGCACTATCTTGTGAATCAATAGCTGCAGCAATCGCTACAGCAGAGGTATTGGAGGTATCTGCTGTTGCATCTCCACTACCACCTTCACCTCTATATATAGCCATAACTAGTCCTTAAAGATTGATTTTACTTGTACTTGTTTTTCTTTTACTAAACCTTCAGGTGCTTTAGCTTGAGCTTTTGGTTCTACAAATTCATACTGAGGGTGCTTATGCATCTCAATAATATCATGCTCATGCTCAAAGGAAACTATTGTACCTGATACTAAACATTTGAATTGTGCCATTTGATATTCTCCGTGGTTAAATAATTATGCAAAAACCCCCTACCCTAAGAGTCGTGTGGGTAAGAGGTTTAAACCTAATTACTTATTAGGCTGGAACAGCTAATGCAAAGCAAGCGTTATCACGTAGCTCTTTAACACCGTACAATGTATCAGCAGTGTATAGAGTACCTAAGTATTCTTGTTTGTATTGAGTTTGTGAACGAACACCTTGTTGTTCAACCAACACGGCAGCATCTTTGTGACCTAGTAAAGCGATACGAGCACCACCAGTAGCAGTAT